CAAAATAATTTTATTTTCTCTAGTTTTCTTCCACTTTCTTATATATTAAAAAACACAAGAACCCTTGATATATAAGCATTCCTTATATAATCAGGGGTTCTTCTGGTTTCTTTATAAGGAGAGTACAAGCCTAAAACCCCCATTAATGTCATTGATTTAGAAGCTTATTTTCAAGGTTAATGCAAAATTAGTGCAAAATAATTTTTTTCACTTTATTGTTTGTCTCACTTTACAAATAGAACAAACGTTCGTATAATTCTTGCAAGGAGTGCTTGATATGCAAATACCGTTAGCGCATCAAAGAACCTACGCATTGGAAAGATATTACTACGAATTTATAGAAAGAATGGGTCCAGCGCACCTGCTATATGAACAGTTTGCTAAGACTATGCAAAATTTTGGTAAGCCGTACTTTACCGTCCCCAGCAGTTATAGCGGATATTCGGAAGAACTGGCGTTTGTATTTAAGATCGATTGCGAAAATTATTTATTTGATCATGTCAGAACACAAGATAAAATACTTAGGAAGTACGATCCTAATGAAAAATATAGACCTGGCGGTAACTAAGATGAATTTAATAACCATGTACGAGCAAGGTTACCTATCTCTTTCTGAGTTTATAAATGAATTTCCGAATTCGATTTCTGAATCTCAGGAAGCTTTATACGGCGCAAAATGTGTCGAGTTTTATGTTGCTATCGCATTAGGTAAAACGTATTGTCGCTATCATGTACAATATTATGGAGGCGATTGTTATGAAAACGATGAAAGGCTATGTATCGAAGATACGTGTGTTGAAGATGAGCAAGACCCCTTTGGTGCGGTTCTCTTTGGATAATGAGAATTGCTTGATTGCAGCGCATAGTTTGAACTTCTTGGCAGATGTAGATGAAGGAATGCAAATTGTGGTTGCTGGTGAGTATAATAGTAGGAAACAATTTGTTGTGACAAAGTATACGGTGATTGGCAAAACGAAGATTATGATTGAATTCGAAGCAATGAAAAAAGCCCCCTACTCTAATTGAGTAAGGAGTTTCTCTATTGTGTCATGAATTTACAATTATAATATGCTGAAAAACATAAAAGTATTTTAGACGATATTCTAAACAAGAATATCTATTAAATAATAACCATGATAAAATAAATACGAAGAGTACTGTTCGCAGTCCAGAAAAACTTCCCCAAGTTTCCTGTGCCAGTACTCTTCTTAGATTAATGCATGTTGCACGATAAAGTCTAAGGTATAATTCAATTTAATACAAGCTAAATTACTTTCAAAATAATAAATAAGCTCCCTACTCTAATTTGAGTAAGGAGCTTTTTATCTGTAACGAATCAGTTATTAATAATCCGGCTTACGATTCAAAACATTCGCAAGACGATTATAATAAGGCGCAGCGTCTGTCCAGTTTGTTAAGAATGGGACTTCTTTTCCTGTATTCGCATGATACACTTGTCGAATTGCTCTCATTTCATCTTCGTGTCCAATAGCATATGCATGCTGACCATTAAACCAACGCACAGGCGAATTTTTATTTGCTTGATAAAATACCCACATCAATATTTCCTCACTTTCATTTACTGTATTGTCATTTACTGGTGTTAAAAACAAATCTGTTTCAAGTTGTCTTCGTGTCACAAGCCCCGGTATCACAGAGCCATTTCCATTTACATATTTTTTCATTTCGTTAGCTGCTGCTTGCCAATTTTTTGAATTGATATAAGTTAACAGTGTAGAACCCTGTAAAATATTTACACCCAAATTAAAGTGAAAACTTGCTAGGGCATCAAACTGGTTTTGGTTCAATTCTACCGTAACGTATTTATAAATACCGGGTAAATGGTTTTCTATATCCTGCTTCAGAAAGTTGTTTGCTTGTTCTAAAGTAATAGTCATTCCAGCATATACACCTTGTGTATGACCATACCCTATTGTCCAAACGCCGACAGCATCTAGGTAGGCGGTCAAACTTAAACCTTCAAAGCCTTTGATCAACTCAAAACCATTCTGAGATAGTTTCATATTTTCATTAGCCATTCTTTCTCCTCCTCCTGATAATTTTAGAAATCAGGTGTTCGATTCAAGACATTGGCCAAACGATTATGATAAGGAGTTGCATCAGTCCAATTTGTCAAAAATGGAACATCTTTACCTGTGTTCGCTTTATAAATTTGCTGAATTGCTTTCATCTCATCAGCGTGACCGATAGCATATGCATGCTCTCCATTGAACCAACGAACTGGTACATTTTTGTTTGCTTGGTAAAATACCCACATTAACATTTCCTCACTTTCTGTATCTGGCATATTTTCATCATCTGCATTATTCAATCTATAATATTCAGTTGGTGCTGGGCCCATTCGTCCATCTGCTACAGTTGTTCGAATGTTATCATCATATGCATTACAATGAATGATTGTGCCGTTATCTAAAAAGACTCCCGTATGCCCATCATTTGCCCAATACTTTGATAGGAAAATGTCACCTCTGCGACATTCCGCTCGTGAAATTTTTTTTGCGATAGGCGGTAAAGTTGTATCGTGTAACGATCCGGTCCACCCCATACTTCCCACTGGGATAAATCCACCAGCAATCAAAGCGAAATACACTGCGGAACTACAGTCATAACTATTAGGTCCCAAACGTCCATCTTGGCTGTAGTTTACTTTACCTTCTCGGTCTTTAAACCATTGAATCATATTATTTATACTACCCAAATTTAAAGCCTCCTTTGGAAATATATTTCGTGCGTCCACGAGTTCGAAACATGTTCCCTATTTCCACTTACAGTATAAATCGAAGTATGAATCAAAAGAGGTCAAACCGATAACCAACCTAATCTTTTTGCGATTTCATTAATAAATTCTGCATCTCTTCTCTTTATAGTAGACTCGCTTAGAAAAGTTTCCGCAGATACAACCGCTATACATTTTTTCGAATGACCATTGTAGTACTTCACATAAAATATATCTCTAACATCAAGTGTTGAATCTTCTAGAACCCCATTGACCACTCTTAAAAATGATTTGTAAAATAAAATTTGATTCATTGTCCAGCTTGGATTTTCTTCACCTAATGGGTATTCCATATAAGGATTTCTATCTGTTGCAATAATATCTGAGAACTCTTTAAATGTTTTTTCGATCTTTTTATATTGCCATAGTATGCTGCGAATATGTGCCCTGGTTTCATTAGTCATGTTGACAACTCCTATCAATGGTTTGCAATTATTTGCGAAATTGGTTTAAGGTAATTTGTTGTTGTTCAATGCTTTCTGTAATGCAGAAACCATGCTCGAAACAGGACTAATAATACCGTCTGGCATAGTACCCAATCGTTTTTGGAATGCTTTGATAGTCGCTTGGCCCATTAGACCATCTTGTGTTACACCCAAATACTTTTGCAATGCCACAACAACATTTGATCCGATCAAAGAATTATCGAATTCAGCAGCATAAACGTTCTGATTAAATTTCTGCTTGTATTGGTGGCTTATAATGCCATCTTTACCAGCAGTATCAAAGTATTCTTGCAAGCGTCTCGCCGTAGCATTGCCGAATTGTCCATCGATTGCTAATTGAATCATCTGAGGATTGTTTTCGGTAGGTTTAACATCACCAGTTGCAACAATTCGATAAAAATGATGCGTTAACCGGGTACTCATGTGTGAATCATGGCTATCAGTATGGATTCCGTTCCAATAATATGAGCAATGAATGAAACTCTTATTGTTTAGGAAAATACCTGTATGGCCTCCTGATCCGTTGGATTGACCAGGAGTACCAGCAACAAAAATATCTCCACGTTTCACTTCTGATCGGCTGATTTTTTTCAGTTTAGTACCTGACATTGCAAACAATGTTTCTGTGTTCCCCATTGATCCACTAGGCAAGAATCCACCCGCTATCATGGAAAAGAACACTGCAGAAGAACAGTCGTAGCTTTTAGGTCCTAAGCGACTTGTCATGGAGTAGGTTACTTTACCTTCACGATCAGTCATCCATTTAATCATTTGTTCAATGTTCATGTTGATCATCCTTTCAAATTAAAAAGAGTAGCTAACAGCTACTCCTTCTTGTCGGTAAACTCCTGTCCATCACCATAGTCTGGTTTTTGTACATCTTGATACTGGCTGCTAGCGATATTCAAGAAAACACCAGCTAAAGTTGCAGCAGCCGTGATCGTTCCAACAATGATTTCTGTTGAGAATCCATATAAACCGCCTAAAGTTACGATAAATGCCGTGATTCCTGGCACCCCAACGGTTAAAACTTTTTTTGCTAAATCATATTGCTTGTTCGTCAATTTCATATTACTTCCCTCTTTCTTTCCATAAAGATTTTAATTGTTCACCATGTTCAATCAATCGATCATTGTGCTTATCCAAGCGCTCATCATGTCGCTTTAATTCATCATGAATTGCTACACGATCAGATTTACTTGCTTCTAAATCTCTGGTTAATAGATCAAGATTATGCGCAAGCTTAGTCAGATTATCTGCAATTTTTGTGAAATTAGACATTACCGGTTTGATTACAAATGCCAGCATTCCAACAATCGTCATTATCCAACCAGCCCAAGTTGCTAACTCTCCTACGTTTAACATATGCCACCTACTTTCCTAAAATAAAAGCAACCGACTAATAAGCCGATTGCTCCTGCTGCTACATATCCTATTCTTTGGTTCCTTCTGGCTTTTTTGCTTCATCAACAATTTTTGCAACATCTTCACGAATTGATGAAGGTACACTTTCAATTGTACGCTTGCCTTCAATGATATGAGTCGCATACAACATTTCTAATGCTGAATATTTCATTTTATCGCCTCCTTCTTAGTTTTGATTCGATATACACCAATACAGCTATTAGTGGAATCCAGATGTACCAGTAATCAAAAAACAAGCGTAGATTAGGAAGAGCTAGGATTTTTTCTATAAAAATCTGCATGTTAACCACTCCTTATCTACTTAACAACATGTCTGACAAAGACAGTATCGCTTCTTCTGCCATTTCTTGTCGTTGTTTCAGCTCTTCATTTTCTTGCCGTAGTTTATCGATTTCTGTAGGTTCTATTACAGTATTTTCATCAATGATAGATTCAATAAAAGCATCCATCTTTATTTCGCTATCGTTAAACTCCTCTAGAATTACATTGAATAGTTCACTCATTTCAGGAGTAGAAGGTCCTTTTTCTTTGATAACATGTTGAATGTAGAGTTCTTTATATCTTTCTTTAGCATCCATAAAATTACCCAAATAAATGCTTTTCAATATTTGCAACTTTTTCTTCTAAAGTAGCAACACGATCTTCTAAAGTTACTTCAGGACCATAATATTCATTTCGAATTTCTTCAATTAATGCATCCATCTTTGCAGGATTATCACCGAAAATTCTTAGTACCTCATCGAATAATTGACTAAGTTCTGGACTCATTGATCCACCATTAACCAAAATTTCCTCCGTATAAAGTCTTTTAAATTCTTCAATTTTTTCTTGATCAGTCATATTTTTTTCCTCCTATTTTTATACGTCCGCTGCTGCAAAACAACATGCAATATTTAACCAGGAATTAACCCCAACAGCTTTATCTTTGAACTGGCCATCTTGCCATCCACGGTGACGTGCTAATAATAATTGTCCATTTGTCTGCACCGTTAATAGATAAATATTCGTTCCAGATGCCTGGACAATAAAGTTAACGGGTGTAGATGGTCTAAACCCCACAGGTAAAGTGCCCATGACAACATTTTCTACGCCTGCTGCTAATTGATTTAGATTCTTAAACGCTCCAGCTAATTGAACAACACGCCCCATACGCTCTGCTGATGGATAATTCGAAGCACCTGGGCTTGGATTATATTGTTCCCAACCGCTTGCTGCTGGAATTCCTGTCTTTCCTATACTATATAAATCTTGAAAAGTTAGATTCCCACCTAGACCACGGCTATCAGTCATAGTAAATGCATATGGGGTAATTGATAACGTTCTATCTGCATTCGTACTTTGAGATCCTTGAAAAACAACAAACTGAATGTCTTCATGACTAAATTGCGAGAAACCATTATTTTGAACAGATCCATTACTTTTCAGATATGTTTGAAAATCGTTTCTAAAATACCCACCTGCCATTGATAACTTACCTTTTCGCCAAGTCGTTCCACCAGATACAATTTGATAATCATATTCAGAATATAGACCGTCTCCCTGAATTTCTACTCCATTTATTATTCCGGCAGTGATTTCACCTAAGTTAGCGCTTAGTGCATCAAGAGATTCAACTGCTAAAGTTGCACTAGCATATTTCTTTTTTTGCCAACCACTCTTGTATGTGTATACCGCAATAATTTTATCACTCGTGGTTGATTCAGTTTGAAACCATGTTGCTCCTTCTGTGGTATCGGCTGGTTGAGTAGGTTGCATATAGGCAACCCCCATAATACCCCGATCACCTTTTGGTCCCGTTGGTCCTTGGGGTCCAGTTGCACCCGTTTCGCCTTTATCGCCCTTGATTAATGACCAAGAATAATCAGCTGGATTAGTACTTTCAGTTGCAGTTGTTTTATTGTACGCTAGACCTATATAAGTCTTTCCTGTTGGGCTATCCGACATTCCTGCGCCAGAAGAAGATGTAGCATATTTAATCCAAGTATAGAGCGTTTGACCATTATCTCCTTTCGGCCCTTGAGCACCATCTGATCCTTTGATCAATGACCAAGTGTAATCAGCATAGTTTGTTGATTCGGTAGCTGTCGTTTTGTTATAAGCCAATCCGATATAGGTCTTTCCTGTTGGACTATCCGACATTCCACTAGTAGGAGTGTCTGCATACTTTAACCAAGTATAATATGTTTGACCATCAGATCCTTTAGGTCCTTGGATACCTTGGTCCCCTTTTTCACCCATTTTTGCTGCAGAATAACCTGATTCATTTGTTCCATCTGTATATGTCCAAGTGGTTTTGGTCCATAAAAAAGATCCAGCTGGTACATTAGGTATTGATGTAGTCCATCCAGTAGTTGGTTTTACAGTCCCAGAAGTTGAAGATACATATTCAATTTTCGTGCTTGAAATTCCTACGCCATCTTTTCCCGCAATTCCGTCAGTTCCGTTGTTACCATCTTTTGCATTGTATGAAACAGTATAGCCAGTTTCTGTTGAAGAATCTGTGTAAGTCCAAGTAGTTTTAGTCCACAAATACTGACCCTTAATTAATGTCGGAACTTGTATAGTCCATCCAGAAGTTGGGGCTGACGTGCCACTTGTCGATTGAGCATAAGTAATATTTGTATCAGAAACCCCAACACCATCTTTCCCTGCGATACCATCTTTTCCATTTTCTCCATTCATACCTAAAATTCTTTGCCAAATATAGTCGGATGGATTTGTTGATTGAACATCACCAAAGGTTGTGAGAGTGCCGACGTAAGATGGATAGGCATCAACAAAACTTTCAGATGGATTTGGTGTATCAATAGTAACTTTCTCACCTAATTCAATTTTTACATTTTTAACCGTAGGTATTCTTCCAGAATCATACGTGCCATAAAAAGCTAGTAACGCTTTGGTCTGGGTGCTGCCTGTTTGAATATCTGGCCATACGGTAATGCTATAACGTTTATATTCTTTCGTAGCTTGAACACTTTGTGAACCAATATTATATTTGGTTCCACTGCCATTTTGAGAATATATTTGAATCGGGCCAGCAACTGCTGACTTTAGATCAAAAGAAATTGTATATTTCTTTTTTATTCCGAACTCTTCAAAAACCGGAGCCATATCCCATCGATCATCATTAACAAACTCACGTGCAGAAGTTTTTTCAAACCGGGTGATCGGAAATAGATTTTCGTTCGGATACGGAATGGTAAATCGATTGGTACCATCTGGACTCCATGAGTATGCTTGATAGATATGTGCATCTTGCCCATCTTCGCCTTTGACAAGCTGCCATTTGTAATCTGCCGGATCATTTGATTCGATTGAGGTCAATTTGTTGGTTGCCAGTCCAATATAATATTTTCCGGTTGGATCATCAGTCATATTGGTTCCTTGGTAATCATCCGCATATTTTAACCATGTGTAAGTCGGTTGACCATTTTCTCCGGGAGGACCAGGTACACCTTCCCCCACAAATTTTACCCAAAGTCCCCGATAATCTGAGGGATCATCACTTGCTGTTGGGACACCTAGCACTTGCTTAATCGCAATATAGGTTTTTCCGGCTGGCAAAGCACTGATTCCATTCCCTTCCTCATCATCGGCATAACGGATCCAAACATAGGTAGTTGCTTGCTTTAATTGATCAGCTAACTCTTTGAGCGATTGACTGATACCACCGTCTTGTATAAGATAGTCCCCTAAAGTAGCTTTATATTCCTTTGTTGAGTAGATACGTGTTAACTCTAATACTCTGGCACTCAACAAAAGTTCTTCTTCCTCATCAACTAAATAAATCGTATCGCCTATTTTTACGTTGTCAGGTAAATTTGCAATATCAGTTTCATAATTGATCGCTGGTTGACTCGCTTTTTCAAGCTCCCGGATAACATTGTCGCAAAGTGTTTTTTGATCAGTCGTTTCGTAGGTTTTCACACGTTGGATATGTCCGGCATTTGGATTTGGATTATTGTTTGATAGTAATCGACTCCAAATTTTCACTGACTCCATGTCCTGCATGACACCAGTTGTCTTGTTTAGAACAAAACGCCCATTTTGATCTTTGTAGTTATACCCTTTTAGATTAATTGGTTCATTCTTGCCATCTGGCGTACCACCAGTTGCCACGATAGCTGTACATAAATCATAGATATTGGCTTTAGTCACAATATTATTGATATCTTTATCCATATACAAGGTAACTCGATTATCCGCTCCACGCTTCTTTCGAACATCTACAAATCGTTTCACAACTTGTGTCCCAATGATTTCAAATGAAAAACTCAGTTCTGCATTATCAAATTGAGTGGCCAAAGAAAGCAAACGAGCTAGAATCGTCTGGCTTTCACTCTCCCATTTCAACGTGCGACTGAGATTACTGATTTCATTGATACCTATTTCAAAGCCAGTATCTCCGGCAAAAAGTTTGAAATACTCTGCAAATGTCATCGCTTTGGTTGCACTATATGCATCCACCAATCCATTGATCAGATCCATCCCTGCATCTTCGGCTCGAATGAAATGTTCGCCCTCTTTCGGATCGTGTTCAATTTCCATGATCGTCATAAAATTGGATTGGCCATTTTCATCTTTATACAAAATGTAGTTTCCATAGTTCGCCATAGATTTGACTTGATCTCGTTCTTTAGCCGAAAAAATAAGCGTCCCTTCGAATGTTCGAGAGGCAGCGCTTATACTAAGAATATCTTGATCATTATAAATAGCTATTGGAGCTTCAGTACTTGTAGAAGCGATCCCTAGTAGATTGAATTTTCGATCAGTGAAGTAAAAATCCATTAGATATATGCCCCCCTTAGTTCTACTTCAAAATCACACATGTTTGCCCATGATGACACAGCTGGCATGACAGTTGTGGTTCCTGGTTCAATTGCGAACCGTTCCCAAGTGTTTCCTAATGCATGCAGCTTGCGGTTCTCAACACCATTAAGCATTATCTTACGTTCCTTCACATCAATTTCTAGCAAGTCCCCATCATCAAACAGATTCGGAATATTCGTGATTGTTGTTTCGTTGTTCCAGTAAAACTTGATATCCGTACATCCCATAAATGCTGGTTCTTGTCCGCCCCATGCTTGATACCACACATTCAACGCAGTTATATCAGTTGAGGCTAATTCTGGAATTGTAATTGGAAAAATATAGTCCTGTGAAGATATAATCCCTTCCCCACTAAACGATTTCCATTTAGAAAATTTAAATGTAATATCCGTACCATTAACCTTTTGAATGGACGCCTCCCAAAAGGACCACGTCCACACCTTTTTGTCCAATGTTTTCGAATGAATCATCGTTTGATTGTGCCAAAATTCAACTATCAGCTCTGACTTAACACCTGAGCTATCACGCACGACAACGCCTAGCTTTGCTTGATCTCCACTTTGCAAAGTTAGTGATATCCGTCCTCTTTGTTTAGCTGTTGCTTCAAAGTTTAAACGAGCACGTAGCAAGAAATCGCCATTTGCTTTGTTTGCACTGTTTTTAGCTAATGGTGTATATAACGTTGGTCCAGCCCAAACTTCTTTTTTGTTTGGTCCAAAAATTGGGCGGGCTCCGTTTGGATCAGTATCCCAATCGATATCACCCTCAATGATGTTCGGGGTTGCTGGATCATATAGAAAATACGGATAGATTGGTACGCCTTTGTTGACCTCAAATTTATCAGCGTTATGCTCCATATTGGCGCTCAAAACTTTATCAGTTCTAGTTCCTTTTACGATGTCAACATCCTCACTGGTCCCAAATTGCAATATTCCATCATTCTGATTGACAACACCGACAAGACCATTTTCACCGTTCATCGTTGCACGAATAATTGGCCAAGATTTATATGTTCCGTGATTCGTCACAGCAACATAATCTGCCAATTGAGCGGTTGGTTCGGCATAATCTGCGAGCTTTTCCCCTAAGTTAAACTGCATCTTTGAATAAGAAACTGCACTTCCTAAAGCTAGACATGTGATCAGATTTAATGCTTTGGTATTTGGATTTGAAATAGAAAACTGAATATCTAGATTTTGGAATTTGTCTAAATTCAAGGCGGCGGGTTTCGCTTCATGAGAAGCAAGAACTTTACCGCCTGCATAATCTAATTCTTGAATCACCGCAACCGCACTTTTTGATCCGTTTGTATCTCCTTGCAATGCCTTATCTATTCTTAGTGCTACACGTCCCCAAACCTTATCTCCTTGTTTCAGCTCAGGTAAATTCCGTGCTGTACTGTTACTATTTTGCATGATGTAAAAGCCGTTGTATTTTACTTCGCCTTTATCAGCAATAGTGTTTGTATCACTTAGATCAGCACCCAAGATATTATGAGCACCATTCGTTTCATTTAATCGAGCGGTCCATTGCTTGTAATACTTATCTTTCTTTCGAAATTCCGGATCTAAAACTTGATTCTCTGCACTATCAATCGAGATATTAGAAAATATCCGAGGATTAACATCATAAGAAACGCCATCTGGTACAACCCAATTTATCGTACCCTTACCAGCTCTAACGATATCATCAATTCCGACATCACCAGTTGGGATTGCATACCATAATTGATCTGGTTCGTCACTAAAAATTAATGGCTGAGGTTCTTTTTGAGCAATGATTTCTGCAAGTATATGTCTTTTTTTGTTTACATTACCTACCAATGCAAATCCCATCGGAATTGTTCGTCTTCCTATGGTTCTATCAACATATTTTTCACCATCAGATCGACCAACTTTTTTGGTATTATATTCTATCTCTGGTAACAAACCTCGATCAAGAGAAGTCACTATCAAATTTTCTGTAATATCATAGCCTGCATACATTACTTTGATCACACAATCCCCTCCTGATTTCTCTTTTGCCTACGTTGCATCTTCTGAATCTCTTCCCAAGTGAATTTAGCTGTAGCTTTCCCCATTTTTCTGCCTTCTATTTCAACTGTCACAGGTATTTCAAACACGCTTCCATCTGTAGAAGAACTTCCTGCTAATTCAGGTGTATATGCTGTACTGGCTAATTGACTTGCCGCTATTGAATTATTTATTCTGCTTGCTTCAAGAACCATCTGACCTGATGGACTAAACTCATTACTAATTTTTCCAGCCATACCTGAAACGTTTTTTTGCACGTTCTTGAAGTTTTCTTTTAAGCTATTATTAAACCCACTCATTATTGCTTTACCAGCAGGTATTAATAATTTTTTATCGTAACTAATTGGGCCTTTATTTTTTTTGATCCAATCCGCAATACCACCTACAAAGTTTTTAACTGCTCCCCATGCTGATTGCAATCCCCCTAGGAAACCATTCATGATAGCCCTACCTGCTCCACTCAAACTGATATTTTTAAGGCTGTTAAATATATTTTTCACGTTATTTACAATCCCACTAATGCTTGAAGCTACACCAGAAATGGCGCTTCTCATACCATTCCAAGCTCCTGATACTCCAGATTTCATCGCATTCCCAGCACTACTCATCCCACTGAAAAAAGAACGAATCCTACTTACCACACTTCCAATGACATTTCCCACAGCTGAAATTACTGCTTTTATCCCATTCCATGCCGCGCTAAGTATACTTTTCAAAACATTCCCAGAGGACCCTGCACTCGTGAAGAAGGATCTTATTGAAGTAATTACAGAACCTATACTTTTCCCAACAGTCGAGATAATCGCTTTTATATTATTCCAAGAACTAGTCAAGATTGACTTGAGAGAGGTTCCTGCACCCCCAAGATTTGCAAAGTAGCCAATAACTGTTCCAACCCATTCTGCAACTTGGGTCAACGCCGGCACACATGCCTTAAAGGCATCTACTAAAAATGAGATTACTGGTGTCAAAAATCCTATAGCAGTAGTTATAGTATCAAATGTGGCAGATACTCCAATCAGAATTCCTTTAAATACACCTCCGAGAAATGCCCCAACCACTTGTAAAACTGGCATTAGTGCATCCGCAAGAACTGCTATCAACGGTTGAGCTGCATTCCACATTTTCACAAAAGAATTTACTACCATATCTATTGCAGGACTGACAATGCTCATCATTGTACTGAAAGCATTTGTTATTGCTGGGATAATTGCAGAAATTAAAGCCTGTAATCCACTAAAATCAAGTTTAGTAAATGCCGTAGCAATTGAACTGATAATCGGAGTTATTGCTGACACAACAGTTTGAAACAACTGGGGCAGCTGACCAAAAGCTGTTCTGAATGCTTGGATTATAGGATTTATTGTTTTTTGGATGTTGGGTAATAATGAGGACATGCCGCTCCCCACTCCGATTCCTAATTGACTCAACAATTCTTTACCGCCTGCCAAGAATTTAGGACCTGCTTTTTGAAACAATGTAGAAAACACTACTGGCAATCCTTTTAAAATGTTTCCAACCATTGGAATAAAATTATCAAACAAAAAGGTTGACGTAGTCTGTGCTAAAGCTTTCAGCGAAGGTTCAATATCTCTTCCTAGTGATAAATTACCAAGCACATTTGAAAAGGCAGATTTCATAGATGTGAACGATCCACTAAATGTTTCAGCTGCTTCTTTGGCTGTCGTTCCAGTAATACCTAGTTCTTCTTGAACTGCATGAATCGCACTATAGACATCACTCAAATTGTTGATATCGTATTTAACACCTGTTAACTTAGTAGCATCGGCAAGAAGTCGTTCCATCTCCGTTTTTGTTCCGCCATAGCCGAGTTTCAAGTTATCCAACATAGTATAGTTTTGTTTGGCAAAACCTTGATAGGCGTTCTGAATATCGCCCATATTCGTCCCCATCTTATTGGCATTATCAGACATATCAACCATTGCCATATTTGCTTTGTCAGCTGCCTTTTCAGTATCACCACCCATGGATTGCAATAAACTCGCACTGAAACTTGTGACATTTTCCATATAATCATTTGCTGATAACCCAGCAGTCTTATAAGCCTCATCAGCATACTTCTTAACTTTATCTGCACTACCTTTAAAAAGTGTTTCTATACCACCTAATGATTGTTGTAAATTTGCACCTTCTGAAAGTGAAGATGATATTATTTTTCCTAATGCCACACCAGCTGCAGCAACTGCCGCAGCTGCTGCTACTTTAATTCCTGTGCCAATCTTCAATCCAGCACTTTCTCCTGCAGCAGCTGCTTCTGGATCAAGTTGTTTTTGAATTGACCCACTAATCCCTTTGGCAGAAGGCATAATTTGTACGTACGCACTTCCCAACTCAATAGCCATTTACTCACCTCCATGGACCGTGTTTCCTAAAAGTTGCTGTCTCATTTTTTCAAAATCCTCACCAGATTCAAATATGATTTCTTCTTTCTCACGCGGATTATTTTCGGATAATTTATGCAATATTGACTCAGGTCGATTTACATTTTTTTGTCCATCTTTAGTTTTCGTCCATAGCAAAAGTCTTAAATTATCACTAATCCCTGCCAAAAGTAGAGTGTCTAGAGGGATTTTTTGTCCACTTAGTTTCATTTTTATTCTGGACGTTTCTCTCAAACCGCAAGAAAAAACAGCTACCATAGAAGCTGGCAGCTGTTTATAATCATAAATTTGATAAGTTTCAGCCAAATCACAAACTAGTGCATCTTCATCTACACTAATCATTCCAGCGAGGATTAAGAGTTTTTTGTTTGTGCTTGGTTTTGAAAAATATTCCCCAACTCTTCTACCATCTTTTCAGCTGGAACAATACCATCTTCATCACGTACATGCTCTTTTAATGCACTAGCTTGCTCTTGTCCAAGCAAAAGTTTTAGGGCTTTGGGAATAAGTGTTGGATTTTCGTCAACTTCGGTAATTACTTCTAAAAGTTCGTAGTTATCCAATCGCTTTTTTTCAATAGAGTATACAAATCCAGAATCTGTTTTGCCTTCAATCATACTGTCTCGCCTCCTGATGTAGTTGGACTTTGGATATACTCGAAGTGAGTATTACCTTCTTCATCTGACGGAACAGCCGTAATAGTTGTTTCATACCCTACTGCATCCGCATCTGTATAATTAATTTCTCCAATTTCAGATACTTTCGCATTAGGAATAACGATTCTTTTTAGATTGCCGCCTTTTAGAATCATATCAACAACAATCGCATGTTCTTCTAATTCTTTCGAATTAGCTTTGATCGTAATTCCAGTGGCTAAAGTACCGGATACGTTTGTTGATCCATAGACTTCTTTAAGCACCTCAACGTTTGTTGCTTCAATCAACGTATACGTAAAAGTGTCTTCTTTTTCGGTTTGTACCGAAGCAACAGTATCTCCTCCCCAAGCTTTAATATTTTCATTTGATGGAGTATTTGAGTTAGTCATACCGTCTTCTGAAATGTAACCCAAAGGTTTAAAAGCAGCATTCAATTCTTCTTTAGCATTCTTGGGTACTGTTGTTCCCAATGGTGCCGAATAAATAGCTCCACCTACCTTGGGTTTAGCTGTTGATACATTTTTTGCATCTGACATTTTATTACCTCCTAATAATGAGTGATATCAAAAACAGCTTGATATCGGTATTCTTTCGTAGTTGTATCCGTATAGTTATAATCACTGTTCAACTTGATTCTGCTAATTTCATCAAGTGTGATCAATTCTTTTAAAACTACCTTCAATTCAGCATTCAACACAGCTGCTTTATATAATGTTGGTGCATAGCTTTGAAATGCATACGTTGAAGAAGAAATTTGATTATTTTCTCCACTACCAGTCTTTTCAAAAAGAACGTAGCTTTCTGGCATCTCTCCTTGCTTTTCTAAGAAAGACGGCACAGACAAGTGACTATCAAGAAAGTTCTTGATCACAATCTCGATCATTTATCTCACCGCCTTAAGCAACGTATTATTTTTCATGTTGTCCTTTTTCGCTTGATATGTATCAGCATAAACCATCGCATTCGCCCTAGTCTTTCCAACAAACGTATCTTGTTTATATCCTTCCCCTGCACGATTACGCACAGAAGTTGCCTTTTCTTCAAGAACAGCTTGCATTGCAGCTGATTTCATCAAACTAGCAACACCACTACGATTTAATTTAAATTTTAAATTAGCCATAGCGCTCCACCATCACTTTCTTATTCCAATCAAGTGGGATTAAATCTTCGATACCCTCGATTGGAAAACCAAAGGTACGCCAGCGTTTGCCAAAGAATTTTACTTCCTTGTCTTCCCAATCATTAGTATCTCCTTTAGGGATTGCCAACGTATATACAGCTTTTTTGCCCGTTAAAGTAAGTTGATTGACAATATCATCAGTTGAAGTAGGGCTGACCAATACATTTTCAACAACAATATCTGTTTCTTCGTAGATTGGATTCCCGAATGGATCAGTTCCCGTCTTGGTCAAACCCACCAATTGAATTGTTATGCCTTTCAAAAGTGCCATAAGGTTCGATCACTCCCATCCGCTGCCGTCTTAAGCCAAGGCGGCTTAATTCACTATTCTTAATAAATAAACCGCCTCCGGGAACAAGGTAAGATCCAGAAACGGAATAACCCAATGCCCCTTCTGCATACTGGGTCATAGGCTCCTGATCAGTTGATGTCATTAATGTTCTAGCTACAACATCAACAGTTACCGATTTAACAACATTCAAAAAGTAATCTGGTTTCATATTAATCATATTGTCCAAATCTTTACCTACCTTATCAGCTTCCATTCGTAAAGAATCAGAAACGACATCAAGTAATTCAGTAGCACGTGTAGTTTCTTCTGGCTTAAGGGCACGCCATAGGTTTGACAAATCATCAATAGTTGCAAAGGCTGCCATGAACTCACTTCCCTTGCATCATCAAATCATACAATTCTTGCTTTTTAGAGCTAGGGTTATACTTGATGCCAAATGCATCTAATTCCTGCATGATTTGCTTTTTAGTAATGTCTTCTAATCCAGCCACTTGTTCATCTTTTTCATCGGCTTGTTGTTCTGGAGCAACAGCTGGTATTTCAGCTTCATCGGCAGGATTTTCAATTTCTACTTCATTCAGTGCTTTTGGTTCTTCATCAAGTTTTGGCTCATCTTTCAACAAGACCCAATCGCCACCAGAAATAACAAAGGGGCTACTAAAAGTAACCCCTGTTTTGATATTGTGATATTCCATTATTGTCCGCCTCCTGCAGCTGGTTTGATCACACGGGCAAAACTAGCTTTGTCCAAGATCCCCCACCCTAAATATGTTTCGGAACGTAACAAGATTTCGTTGTGTCCAGCCAGGTCACGCCCGCTATTATCAGGGTCACCAGCAGTATGGACTTGCAAACCAATATTTTTTGCATATCCCCATTTCACAGAATTTGCGAAATCCCCAACGTAAATTGAAGTATCACCGACTGCTGATACAGTTTCATTGATATCGATTTTCATACCTGCTAAATTTTCTGGTTTAGCACCCATACGAAATTCTGGATATTGACGTACTCCATTCACTTCAACTTTTGACAAGTCACGACCAACGACCGGTGCCATAGCAATTCCTGTTGTGATTCCTTCTGAATTTTGTACCATGAAAATCGCATCTTCCAATACGTCATCAACTTTCGCTGCATCATATTCAACGGTTTGATCAACAACTGTGTCAAAGCTTTTGCCACTAACTAGTTCAGATACCAATTTTGTACGTGGATTAATGCCGTGGAATGACATTAAATCTAAACCACGTGCTAGTTTTTTCGAATATCCATCAGCGAATTCTTTCAAAATATTTAATTGGGCCTCTTCACCCGAGAACCACATTTCATCGGAAAATCGTGCACTATATTCGACTTTTACAGGCATCATTTTAACTTTTTGAATTGTAGCCCCACCTACTGATTTCGCACCACCTTCATCTACTAAATCAATATCTTTATCCAATGTAAAACTAAACATCTCGTTACCGTTAAAAGCAACTGGTTCTTGTTGTGTTAACAAAGCTAAAGAACTATGTCCTTTTACTTTGTTGATCATTCCTGCAATTCTTTCTGGTGTAAATAATTCGTCTCTTTTCATTACATTAGTCATGTTGTTATTCTCCTCTATCGTTTAATTTTTTTAGCATTTCTTTTAAATCTGCATCTTCATCTTTTTCTACTACTGGTTCAGTATTTTTCAAAGGTGGCGGCGTTGGTTTCTTGCTTACGAAACCTGCTAACCGTTCTGCATCTGCTTTGATACTTTCCTCATCAGAACCAATCAAACGATCCGCCAAATCAATAGGCAATCCGTTTTGTAATGCAATTCTAGTGCGCAAATTCACTGTTTCTTTCTCAGCAATTTGTTTATTTAGATCAGCTATTGTTTGCTCATGAGTCTCAGCGGCAGTGCTTGTCTCCTCGATTGTTGATTTCAACGAATCTACTTCTGTTTCTAATGCAGTATTACGTGCTTTGATTTCATCGTAATCAGCAAACTTTCCTTTTTCACGATTCAATCTCTCCTGGATAATACGGTCCAGTTCCTCTTGTGTTTCGATTGCTTTGAATGTCATAATACAAACTTCCTTTCTCCTGCTTGCCCGGCAGTTCGGTAATTTTGCGTATTAAAAAACGACTACCGTTAAATAGTCGTCTAATACCTTTTTTGTTGTTTTTTCTTGGGCTTCTTGATACTGCATGCCCAATGCGCTAATAGCGCACTATCCATTAAACAGATATCTCTATCATCAAATTGCGATTTATAACCAAATCCACCATTGCTTCCGATATTACGTTTCTCACTGTTCGTAACTACCGAACTTAGTGACGGTTGATCTTTGTGGCAAATGGTTTGTTGGAATATTCCCTGTTCCCACAACGAATTGGCGGTAATGATTTCGGATACTTTAGGAAGTACTGGATCCTTGAGTTTAAAATCTGCCATTTCTTTGGTTAGGATATTTTGACCGCCGGCACCGTCAATAACCACTGTATTTACGTTAGCTTTTCTCAAGAAATTAATGATCCATTGATTGCCATTTCTTACAGACACACAATCAATTGTTTCAACGAATATTTTTCCGGATAAAGTTTTAACCGCAATACTCATTGCAACGTTCTGACCATCATTCCCATACTTGATACCAACATACAGAGGTCCTTTCAATACAGGCAAAGCTACTACTTTCAATCTTGACCAATCACTAGCAGAAATAGCAGATTTTTGATTGTACTTAGGCCAGTACCCTAAACGCTGCACGTTGTGATCGAGTTTGTCATCACCAAGTTCCGCTTCAATCTTTCTTTCCGTCAAATGATAACCTAATGAAGGATTGGAATTGTACCAAGCCTCGACATCATGGATATCTTTCATATCCTCAACTGACCATTCGGACCAACCAGAATACTTCGATTTACCAAACAGCGTTTTTTCGCGATAACTTGTAAAAACAGTACCACTAGATACCGGGGTAGGTGGTGTACCACACATGATCGTCATTGGGTTTTTGCTATCGGTTACGGTATACTTCAACGCTGATTCTTGTTCAGTGGTATATTCTTGGGCTTCATCGATTACAAGCAGATCAAATCCTTCACCAAGACCACCGCTAGATGTTCTTGTTCTAAATTGGATCACGCCGCCAGTCGCATACAACTCCAATCGTTCTTGGCCTTTGGCTTTGATTGAATTGAAGTCTTCGCCCTCAATATATCCCGAATCTTCAAGCAGTTTTTTTACTTGTTCATACGAAGCGTGAGACGTACTGATCCTGTGAGCCGTATGCAATATGCTTAATCCTTCTTCAAGCGCATCTAATTCAACGATGTAAATAACTTCGGTTTTACCATTTCGCCGTGGAATTGAGAAACCAAACTTTTGGTGAACCCACAAATCATCTTTATCGATGGCCAAAAGAGGTTCAAGCATATCAATTTGCCAATCGTAACAGTTTCGTCCAGTTCTTTGGTATCTTTCAACCGCTCTTTGAGATACAGATCTATCATATGGAAGAATTACCGATTGAGTAGGATGTTGATTACCAAATTTCACTTTAGTAGTCATAAAATATCCCCTTTCAATCTCGATCATGCATGATAACCCTGTCGCTGGGAGATATTGGATCACGCATCCTTTCTCAAATTAAGACTTTTCCTATTTTGAATTTTTTGTTCCCTTTGTGGATCAGACCATGTTTTTGACCAAACATTTTGTTTTCGCCCATCGCCTGGCTTGTATTCGACTATACATTTACACCTTTCGTGCCTTCTGTAAATATCATCTGGTAAATCGTAATAATCAAATGATCCAGCTAGTTTTCTACACCAGTCACATGCATGACCAACGAGGGTTCTGTTGATTCTTGGTCTAAGACCTGACTTTGCATGAAAATCAACATTTGCTTTAATAACATCGTCAACAACACTTTGGCTAAAATTCACAATTGGTTCTCCTAATACCCATTTAACAGAATCGAAATCTTCCGCTGCAGATATTTTATTTACAAGACCATTTACCCTATCTTGATTGAAATCAGGCTTCTGACCTTTAATTTTAATTGCAGCTTCTTTGTTTAACTGCTCTTGAACATCAATAGCAAAATTTGAAATCAAATCGTAATTATTTTTCAGCGTTTCATTAAGCAACCGATCGGCAATATTAAAATACATTTTCCCGTCAGGAAGGATGTCAATGCTGATATTGCTGCCTAATACATTTGCTAATATTTCTCCAATTTCAATAGCAAACTCATTTACATTTTTGTATGTGGCCTTACGATTTTTGAGCAAAGAAAAAGCAGACTTCAACTTCTGACTGTTGATTGTCTGCTCACTAAAATCATTTTTGATTTTTTCAAGTAATGCGGGAACAATGTCATTATCCATTACTATCGCCACCTTTTATTCCAGTTAAATCTCTAATTATTTCACTATTGATATAACCTGGAATTGCTTGATTCAATTTAATCGCACCATCGCCAATCAACGTGAGTGTATTGGCATCAGCTTCAAACAATGGTTCCCATTTGGGAATTGTTTTTGCAAATTGATATCTAAAATAGGGGTAATCATCACGTAAACAAGCAGCAATAAATGCTACATTCAATATTCCGGAACCTAACGATCGTTGTGCTTTACGCCCAGCTAGCCTTAAATTTTCATGACTAGCCCGAATCGCTTCAACCGATGACGGATTATCAGAAACAAATCCCAAATCATCCAATGTAAGTCCTGTCTCACCAGCAAACCCAGCCGCTGCAGTTTTTAATTGCTCTGTAAATGGTGTCATGCTAGAAGTCGTGAATTGACCAACTGTAGGGCTGCCACCGTCTTCACCTTTAGTAAATTCAAGCATCGCCGAAATTGTTGCCTTCCAAGTATCCAATGGTTCTGAATCTTGATCTGTTCCTAAAACATATTTTTGCGGAAATGAGTAAAATTCTGCGGTGATATCTGCACGTTCTAGTGTACGTTTTGCGTATGATTGGTAATACATACCTGATCGTGTAATACGAGAACGACCAAATGGCCGAACTGCATCTGGCCGATGAATTACCGGCACTAATAATGGATAATCAAAACTATGTTCGATAGGTTCATCCGGTATATTTTCATCAGCATAATAGTAATGAGTTATACCAGGCAGAAAATATGCTTCGATAGATGGCTTTCCATCTTTATCTCTTTCGAGAACTGCGTACCCCTCAGTTAGCAAACCAGTAATTGGATCAATTATGCCTGTTGCATTGCTCGCTTCAATTATTTGTAATCTAGGTATTTCTCCTTCACCCCTTGAAATATAAACGAAAGAACAAGAAGCAATCAAAGATGACAAAACCAAGCTATCAAAAAATACATCCGGATTATTAGCTTCAAAAATTTCATTTACCTCAAAGTCATCATGTTCAAATTCACGAAAAACTAAACGATCAGCCAAAGAATCCACCCCTTTGGCACACCATCCTAAAACTGATCGATATCTTTTTCTTATTTCAGGTGGAATTGTGATTCCGAAGCTTGATTCATTCTTCTTCATATCGTATTGTCTATACCTTAAATCAACACGAATTTTATGAGTAGCTAGCTTATTTCTTAGGTACTCAATGCCATAAATTTCCATTATTTAACTCCTTTCAAAAAGTCGCGCGAGAAAAAATGTACAGTGACGGCGTGAAGCTCGTCCGCCAAGGCGGAGGGGTACCCATCCCCCCTTCTCTTTTCACTCGTATCAGTTTTTAATTTCTTTTTGGTATGATTGTATCTAAATTATTCAACCGTCATAAGAAGCCCAATCAGTGCTTTGTGGAAGGTTTCTGTTCCCCACAACTTTCGGTACCTCATCTTTGATTGAATATAACTTGTCAGACTTCTGTCGGTTGCATGTCCAATGAGCCAGTTGCAAGTTTTCGATGCTTGATGGATGACCACCTTTATTGATTGGTACAATGTGATCCACTACTGGACTCAAAGGATGCGGTGCCTTTAGTGTTTTATCAATAGGCTTACCACAAATGCCACACGTGTTGTGAGTTTTAAGCAATATCCTTTTGTTCTTCTCAAAGGCTACCCGATGGGGTCCTTGTCTGTCTGCTCTTAACACCATTGTATAGGGTCCTTTCTTTAGGAGATGGGTACTAAAACGATTCAATGTTTAAAGCTTTAAATGCAGCTAACAACTTAGGGAATTGAATTGCAATCCAATCTACTAACTCTTCATCTCTTCCCCATTTGCTGTTGTGATCCAAACCCGATTCAAATAAGATTGCATGAATAAGCTCATGTCTTATGGTTCTCTTTTCATAATGCTCCATAGCCTGCATGTTATTAGGATCACCATCATCAATGGTAGCAATGAATATTTCTTTAGTAGTGAAGTCAGTGATCCCATCAGCTCCACTAATGAAAGGTTTATCGAGTTCTGTTGTATCTTTGTAAATTGTATACTGCGTTCCTAACACATTCACTTTGCTAAACTCTTTCATGTGATTTCCTCCTTTAATTTAATTAAATATAAAAAGACAACACTAGCGAATTTTGATTTGAAGTGATTCACCTCGTTTCAAAATAATGTGCTGTCTTTCTATTTATTCAAAGAAGTTTTGCGATAAGGAGCTTTCCTCCATTCGGTTTATGATTATGTGAGTAGCCATAAACCATCTCTCGTTTCTTCTACGCTATTAATATATTCCATATTAATCAAGTTTAAAACTAGAATTAGTAGTGCAACTTTTGTGCAACTTTTCTCGATGATCTTGCAATGATATCTTCATCTTCAACTTATTTTTGTTTAAAATATACTCATCAACAAAATCAATTGCTTTTCTTAATTCAGTATGTTTCTTTTGAATATGCGATGTACTGTAGTTAAGATCTTCGGCAATTTTTTCTAAAGTCATTCCCTCAACGTATTTCAAATACATTATTTGATTGTCTAATCCCTTAAACGATTTTATCAATAGAACCATTTCATTTAGTTGTTCTTCTAGTAATTCAATCTCTTTTTCAATTACTTGAATATTCTCTTCTAAAGAAGCTGACCTTGAGTTTTTTTCAAGACGGACGTTTGCTAAGTCACCACTGACCCACCGTTCTAATTCCAACTTACTTTTGTTAAGATTCCATTTCATGAAGAGGATCTGCTCTTCTAAATCTTGATAATTTTTAAGCCAAAGAAACCTCACAAACGCCACTCCTTTTATGGTAAAATAATCTTGCGTTGGTCACTTTCCAAAAAGGAAGTGGCTTTTTTTATTTATCTTCCCTCTCGTCCATCTTTTTTCCAACAATTACTGCAACGACCATTGTCATTACGAATCCTGTGAAACCTAAAACTGCAACTGTCATAATCATCCTCCACTTTCCATCGCATCTCGTACCAGCGGATCATTGATAATAATCTTGTACTTCATCTGCTCATGTTGCAACTGTTCTTGTAGCTTCACGATCTGTTTTGATTGGGACAAAATCACATATGCAGAAAGCCAAGATGATACTGCGATTAATCCCAAGAAAGCAAAGATTACAAATTTATTTTTCATAAACATATCCTTTCTGCTATTTCGTCGGATAGATGACTTTCTATATTCTACTTATTAATCTTTCGAAAAATTATTCATTGATCAATCCATGTATGCTATTCTTTTTTAAAGGAGTGATTTTATGATTTCTAGAACATGGCATGGTTGTGTACCTTTAAAACACAAAGAAGGATTCTATCAATATGAACTGATAACTGGTGTTGAAGAAACCAAGAATACACCAGGTAATATCGAAACCTACTTAAAAGTCGTTGATCAAGGACAATACACACATTTTTTTCTATGCTCCATTTGGGAAGATATGAACTCTATAAGAAAATTTGCAGGATATACGCCCGAAATCGCTGTAACATATCCAAAGGATGAAGAATTTGAGCTCATATCTGATCCATTAGTTATTTTGCAAGAGATAACAAGTTCAAGAAACCCTTTTCTAACCGAGAATCCTTTATAGGATTCTTTTTTTGATATCTCTTAGGCAGCTCATCCAAGCTGTTTATAGCGTCACAAATCTTAATTATTCTAACAAGTCACGAGGTGGCATCACAAACTTTCTATGGTATATTTAAATAAAAAGGGGTATTTAAATGAGATTAAGAAAAATCCAATCAATTGTAAAATCAAATCTACCAGGATTAATGAAAATCAATAGTGAAGAATTTACACGTGCAGGAGTCACTCACTTTAAAGTAACCAACTATAACTTAATCTGGAACTCGGCAGTAAATTTACTTCAATTGGGTTTGTTTGAAGACGAAAAGGAATTTATTGAAAAAAATAATCTATTTTTTAATGTATCTACCGAACAAACTTCTTTTGACAGAGCCAAATTTGATCAATTTTCATCAGTTATAAAAAGATTGATGTATAAAGCTACCGCCGTCAATGATCTTATTGAGCTTAATCTTCATTCTGAAGAAGAGGCTGAAAACTCCTTAATTATTAGCCTTCCTTCAAGAAAACTTTCTTTACAGGAGTTTTCAGAGATAAGTGAAACTTTGTATGATACTTTTCGAATGATGAACGTATTGAAAGAATTTAACTCTGATATATCAATTGAAAATTTTGACGTAGGAACAAATTGGATCGTTTTATCTTTTATTTCAACAGCAGCTGTTTCTCTGATGGGAAAACTGGTTAGCATTGTTCAAAGATCTCAAGTAGGAAATAGACAAATTAAAGCTCTTGACAAACAATTAGAATCCATTGAAATTAGCGAAGAAGTCCGAAATCAGGTTAGAGAAGCTCAAATAAATGCCAATTTAGCAGTTTATACACAACTAACGACTAAATTTCTTGAAGAAAATGATTTAGAATCTTCCGCAGAAATAATAAGTCAAATGACAAAAGTTACTGAAAATATTGACAAAATATTAAATCAAGGCGTTGGATTTGAGGCATCTATTTCTGCTAGTAATGAAGTAGCTAAAACTTTCCCTACGTTAAAAGAACAAAAACTTTTAGACCAAAACAACTTGATTGACTCTCTAAAATCGATTTCTCATGATGACTCAAATGAAGAAAAACCATTAGATTAATCTGATTATTATTCACTGCCATCTTTCAAAACGTTCAATCTTCTACATCAAGAAACTTAGTTTGCTAATTCGTCGGATGGATGTAAGTCAGTGATTAAGATTGAAAATGTAACAAGTATTTATATATATATCAGATTCTTGTTGATCTCTTCAAAGAATCGTACAGCAATCTCCTGAGAAGCCTTTATGGCTTCTTTTTTTCTTTAATCCTTGTTTATCTTGGATGATTACTGACTATTCAACACCTAATTTATAGACACAGAAAGTATCTTCATCTTCACTTTCCGCCTCCATCACTACCGCTTTTAGTCCATAATCAAGATATTCATGTTTGACCTCTGCATCGAAACCATCAGTTCGTTTAGATTTTACCCAGTCATCAAGCCACTTAGTAGCTGTTTCCTTCGATTCAGTCGCTCGAATTTCATCAATTCCATTATCTTCTTTGACTGCTACATAGATTATTTCTGCATTCATTATTAATCCCTCCGAGATGGTAATTTTTGTCACTAACAGACTGACCAACCCAATTCGTTTAATCGTCTTTGATTTTTAAGTTTTTTAATTTCTAGCGGTGTTAATTCTGTCACGCTATAACCTTTTAACTTGGTTACTACATCAACAAAGCTGTACTTGATTTCTGTTACTTCTCTTGCGATATAAAATTCATTGTCTCCCAATTCGCACACATCGCCGACCCTTACAGTGCGCCGTTTTTCGTGAGACGAAAGAGAATTAATCGAAGCCATTTTAGCTGTGCTTATGATTTCTGTTTCAGCTGAAATCCTTTAATACCTCCAGTATTAATATATCGACCTTTAATGCGGTTGCCAGAAATAGCTCGTACAATCCACGAGTTCTCTTCATGATCAAAATGATCATTTAGTTTTATAGAGTTGTTAAAGCCAATTTTCTCTAACGTGATTAACTTGAGCATCCTTTCCTCCTAGTTGTTTATTTCTTCCGATTCTGGAATTATTTCAGGTCACTGGACTTAACGAAAACACCATTGACCATCTTTCCAGTCCGTCCTTTGATTTCGTCATAAGCAAAATTCAAACATTCGTATAAGTCCATATCATTTTGCATTGCCAAGATGATCAAGGTTACTACTACATCACCAATACCATCTCTTAGAGCATCTCGATCGTTTCTTGCTAATGCAGCTGCAACTTCACCAGTTTCTTCGACAACTTTCAACATTTGTTTGCTAGAATCTGATTTATCCAATCCTTTTTCTTTTGACCATTGTTCTACTAATTCAACTAACTCATTCATGAATTTCCCTCCAATTATTTTGATTAATCGTAATCAACCACCTCGTCAATGGTCCCACTCCAATCCTTATAGCGGTATGTCCTTCCTTGTTTATCTTCATGACCATAACGTAATAAATCGCTCATCGTTCGATTTGCTTTTTTGCACTTCCGACATACGTCTTTCCGAGTGCCTGTGAAAATCACTTCGCCTTTATAAAGAACCTCTACAATTCGCAAATGGGATTGCTCCCCTCTCCAGAGTTCAACACGCAATGCTTCCCGCTCTTCCTCGCTTATTGCATCAATCTCTCGATCATCAAGGTTAGAAAGATAAAGCAATCGTTTTAGTTTAAAAGCACGTTCTCTGTGACGCTTCTTTTTTTCATGTTGTTTCTGCTTCATCGCCTGTTGGTTCTGTTTCATGTTGATCACCTCCTGCATCTGCTGGCTTATACACATATTCATAAGGTTCCCACTTCTTATTTCCGAGAAGGCGATAGTACTTCCCAGCAAGTGTAATAATAAAATGATAGGTATCTGCCTTTTCCGGAACGTAACATCTTGCATAGTATTGACGGTAATTCTTGGAATTGTTAGAAAAATACTCAACCGTCCATCCTCGTACCTCGCAAAACATAGTGAATTCGACACGTGCTACTTTGAAACTGGTTATTCTTTCATCCATAGGATCACCAATTCGTTTTTTTCAGAAAATCGATGTAGCCTGGCGTAGCAACCTGATATTCTTCCAACTCTTCTTCAATAATGTACTGACGGCCATATTTTGCTTTCATGTTCTGCCAATCACTCCATGGGATAAACCCAACGGTCTTTTTGATTATGCAACAAACACCTGCCATCGCTCCTAATTTTTGATGGAGATCCAACAACGCCGCCTGATTTTTTGTGATCACTGATTTTTTTAATCGATCCGTTGTGGTCATCTTTGCTTCAAAAACAATGGCACGTCCATCCCATAGAGTTCCTTTGTAATCTGGTTGAGCTTTCCCGATTGGATAAACGATCATGCTACCATCGCTGAGTATCTGCTTCACACGAAATGGTTCAGGTGTTTTTTCAATTAAAGCAATTTCTTTTGTTCTGTAGTACCAACATCCTTGATCAATCATTTTTTCAAAGATATCACCTAAATCATTGTTGACTCTATTTTGGTAATTTCTTGAAGACATCGTTTCTACCTACTTTCTTCATTAGTTCAGTAATAAATCCTTTTTTATCGTTTTGCCCAAATGTATCTAATGTTCTTCGGTAAATGCGCTCATAGTGTGCTTTATCTTCAAAGCATACGAATTGTGAATAGCGATCACTCTTAACTATTCCTGCATATGCTGAATGATCATTTAATTTGTTTGATGCAGCATCGCAAATTTGCTGATTTTGAAGAAATCGGATTTCCTTTTCTTCTGATTTGATTTCCAATGTTTTAATACATGGAGAAAATTTCCCTTTGTTTTGATCATCAAAGTTTAACATCAAAAAGACTTCCTGCATCATGTCGATACAATCTGATTTATCAAAGCAGGCGACCAGATACGTCTGTTTATTTTCCATTTCTACCTCTTTCTCTATCCATCATCATTTCTGAACAGTTCGATTTTAAAATACCATCCACGATCCTCATCGTAGATTTTTAATATGTCTCCTAAAATTCGGTATTGAGGAAACCTCTTAAGAATTTCCTCTGCTCCATCATCATTGGACATACCTAATTTATTTAGTTTTCTAAATGACCAATAATCATCGTTCGTTGTTTCGTGTGGCTCTTTAAGGTTTCGACTCTTGGACCATCGCTTTTGACCTTTCTTCCACTGGCGATTTTCCCATTTCTCTTGACCAGTTAAATAATTGACCAAGCCTTGCATCCCATCTGAATCGTATTGAATGTTTTGCACTTGCCTTCTACCAAGAGGCTGCTTCTTCTTTCCTCGACCTTTAGACCAAACATTCTCAATTGCATCCCTTGATGGTCCATTGTTTAAAACGATATGGTGATGGATTCGAGTGATATAGCCTACTTCCTCATCGTATTGATAAGAGGTAAACCACATGTACTTGAGTTCGAACCCTTCTTTCTCATAGAGTCTTTTAAGTTTTTTCAAAGTGTTTTCTTTATCACGCTTTGCATCAGCAGGCTTTTCAGGGAGAAACTGATTGGAATAAGTGAAAGTGGCATAGTAATCTTTCTCTCCAAAATTTGCATATAGAAACAATGCAGCCTTTCTTTTACTTTGGGCTTGATTCCATCTTGCTTGAGATAAGCCAGTTACTTTTTTCCTCCTACCTCTGGGTTCTCTGCATTTTCGTTCCTGCTCGATCGTCCTACTGTAAAGTCGGATTTCTTTATATGGTCCTGCTTCCACTCTACGTTCTCTAACAAATGATTTCTTCATGACAAACACCCCAGAATTTTCTACGTCCGTTAAGTTAGTATCTAATACAAGGACGATAAAACGCCGAAATAGCAGCGTTTTTTGCAAAAATAGCCTGAGGATGGTATACTTATCTTGTCGGAGATAAGAAATACCATTCTCAGAAGCCGCCAGTTTTGGCGGCTTTTTTTATTGTTCTGAAAACTGGAAAAGAACCTTTTCTTCGGTTGGTTTTCCCAGATGAAAAATATGGTGATACAGAGTCCTTCCACGTAGCTGAAACGTCTCTACTCTGCCTCGCTCAGTTTTCGCTTCAATACTGTATACATAATTCTCTCCACGTTTCCTCATACGAACCTGCATCACAATTGCAGGCATTTTTTCCAAGTAATCGATCGCCTTCGACAACATTTACATCACCTGCAGCTTTCACTCATCTTCGAACAAATTTATCTGTCCAGAATTATTGACATCAATTGGATAAACAACTGGTTCCAATTCTCGTTTCGGCAGACCATGATTTGATTCTGCATCGATGGTAATTCCTCGATGATCACTAGTGACTTTGATTCCAATCTTTATTGAGATCGTACGTTTTGCTTCAATATCCTTTTGTGTGTCCTGTAAATCGTTAGTAATTGTTCGAACTTCTGCATCTAGCAAACTGTTGACTTTTGCCATCAACTTATCGGCTAACGTTAAGGCTAACTTGTCATTATTCATATTGAATTCCTCCTTTACTTACTAAATCGGGTAGCAACTTAGGGATGGCCATTTGTAACTTTTGAAACTGATCATCTGAAATAACGAAATATAAAGCAATCGTAGGTGTCTCATCGCTATCAAATGAACGATCCTCTACTTCGCATGTCGATTCAAATTTATACCAGATAATCGACTTAATTTTTTGAGTGTATGGCTTAACATACATTCGATTAGTTGTGAAAATAATTTCTCTTTCTTTGAACATCTAGTTACCCTCCAATCATTAATAGGAAACAAATAGCTAACAAAATACCGTTTAACAATAAGCTGGCATAAGCAATCCCTTGTAATTGACGTGCTTTATACAATGGATTGTTATGGAGTGTGGCTAACCATTTCTTATTCACAAAATCCCTCCTTTCAATCTGACATGATATTTGCCCAGTTTTCTTGCAAATACTTCGCCATTTTTAAAGCATTGAATTTCCAAGGATTCCCTTTGCCTTTAGAGTAACGAACAAAACCGCCGTTCCTGACATCTAGTATTTCTCTGTTTGGATAAAGGATTTTTTCCTTTATCCAATCTTCGTCAGTAGTTTGCAGCCGATCCTTAAGATCATCCATTGTCCATGTTTGACCCATCAAATCTTTTTTCTTTAACGATTCATATTCTTCAATCTCAACAACTTTTAAATGTGAAGGTATTAAGATTTGAATAGGGGTATTGATTTCAATAGTTTGAGACATTAAATCACCTCCTTGACATTTTGTACATTTTTCTGTACAAAACCTTTAAAAAAATAATTCCCCAGTTCTTTTGAAGGAATATTTAGCAATTCAGCCATAACTTTTATCTCAGTTTGCGTGAAGTTTGACTTGCTATTCAATTTTAGATTCAGCGAGGTTCTGCTCATATTTAGTTTAGGTGCTAAGGTTTCTTGAGTAAGTCCTTTTTCCGATATTTTATCCTTCAGCAATTCATAATCGTAGACGATGTCTATTTTTTTCATTCTTTTCCCCTCCAAACTGTTCGGTTTTCTGTACAAAACCATCATAGTTTAAAAAAAAAAGAATGTCAATACATTTTGTTCAGTTTTCTGTATCTTTTGCTTGCTATTCAGAATTCTTAACAGTATAATCATTGTAAAGGGGTGTACAGAATAATGAACAACTTTTCTGATCGGCTAAAAATAGCTTTAAAAAATAAAAATATATCTCAAGCTGAATTAGCTAGACGTACTGGAATTGGTCGTAACTCTATCAGCGACTATATAAATGGGAAATACGAAGCGAAACAAGATAACATCTTTCTTATGGCAAATGCTTTAGAAGTAAATGAAGCATGGCTCATGGGAATGGACTCGCCAATGACCAGAGAAATCCATGAATCTACTTTTTCGAATGAAGTAGATCCAAAACAAATTGAATTAATGGATATTTTCCAAAATCTAGATACTAGTAAAAAAGATGATGTACTCGACTTTGCTAAATACAAAATGCACGAACAGAATAAAGAAAACTTCACTATTGCTGCCCACTCCGACGATCCTAACAAAAGGATTACTCAAGAAGAATTTATCGAACTTAATCGATATCTTGATGAAGCTGATAAAAAATTTGATGGTAAGTAGGGTTGCAAATGGATGATTATGAAAATCTTTTGGATAAAGTTATGAATGAAATTCCGGTTATCGAATTACCGCTTGAAGAAGATACTGGTTATACCGGTCTATATAGAAGCAACCGAATTTACCTAGATAAAACCAAAACTAATAGAAAAAAGAAGGTTGTCTTAGCGGAAGAATATGGTCATCATAAAAAGACCGTTGGTAACATTATTGACTACAAAGCTTCTGGATCTTGGAAAGAGGAATGGAAAGCTAGAAGGTTTGGAATTGAAATTTTAATCACACTTGATGATCTTTTAGAATGCGGACTGAATGGTTGCACTAATATCTACGAATGCAGTGAATACCTAGATGTAACTCCCGATTTTTTCGAAGATGCTTTAGTCCATTACTTTAACAAATTCGGTAAATTTCACTATCATCGCAACTTCAAATTTACGTTCGACAATGAGTTTATATTAGTCGAACCTTTGAGAGTTTTTGGATAAAAAAAGCCTTTAGAAGCGGCAACTTCTAAAAGCAGGGTTCATTCCTAAGAATGTACAAATATATTATAACAAAGGAATGAGTATTTGAAATGAAAAAATTATTAAGTTTAGGGCTAGTTACTTTATGTGGTATTACTTTAGCGGCTTGTAGCAGCGGAGACTCAGAAGTTAAGGTATCTTCTAATTCAACAAGTACAGCTGTTACTGCTAGTGAAACAGCTTCTTCTAGTACTGCTGAAGAAAGTGCTGTCGGCAAACGTTCTAACCCTGTTCCATTAGGAAGTACAGCAACATTTGATAACACTTACTATGCGGAAGATGGAACAGAAATAAATTCTAATATTTCAATGACGATCAGCAATCCTTTGCGTGGTCAGGAAGCTTACGATTTTTTACTCTCTGAAAATGAGTACAATGAAGCTGCCCCAGAAGGAAAAGAATGGTTAGTATTTGATGTTAAAATGAAGATGAATAAAGGTAGTCAAGATGAGCCATACTACGCAATGCCTTCTTTTACACCTATTAGCTCTAACGGTGAAGAGGTTGCACAAGATACTTATGGTACATTTTCAGAAGGTAGTGAGTTTGGATACAAAGAACTTTATGAAGGTGGAGAACTTTCAGGTAAAGTTGCATTATTAGTTCCTACAGGTGATGATACTTTAATTTCTTTCACCGATTTTAATTCTAAAGTTTTCTTTAGTCTCAAATAATAAGAAAGCACGTCCCTCTTCTTGGCGGTCGAGGACGTGCTGGACACAAATAAACGTAAGGCTTATTTAGTCATGCCTATTGTAGCAAAACTAAGGAGTTGAATCAATATGGCTAGTATTCAAAAGAAAGATAACGGATGGCAGTATCGTGTCTCTTACAAAGATACTGATGGTAAATATAAAACAAAAACAAAAGGAAAATTTGCAACAAAAAAAGAAGCACATTTAGCTGCTGCAGCTATTGAAAAGAAACTAACTGAAGGATTTAGAATTTCTGATGCTGACCAGGAGTTTCCTGTTTATTTTCGAGAATGGTATGAAGTTTATAGAAAAGGAAAGTTTTCTAAAGCAAATGATGCTGATATAGAAAAATCTATAAAATTTGCGGAAGCAAATTTCAAAGGAATAAAACTTAAAGATTTGAATAGGAAAATTTATCAACAGAAGCTGAATGAATTCGCTAAAACGAGACGTTCCTCCACTGTTTCAAAAATTCACATCTATATGAAAGCAGCGATCCAAGATGCACTACAGGAAGGAATTATTTTCAAGGACCCTACTTATAAGGTTTCATCTCGTGGTGGTATTTCAGATAAATCAGATAGAGATAAATTCCTAAGCTACAATGAAACCAAAAAACTCACAAATTCTTTGATTGATGGCATCAAACCAACATACGTATCCAGATATATGATTCTTTTAGGTATTGCTACAGGAATGCGATATGCGGAAATACTTGGATTGACTTGGAACTGTATAGATTTTGAAGATAAAACTGTTAGGGTTGAGAAGACATGGGACTATGTATACAAACAAGACTTTTCAAATACTAAGAATTACCAATCAATGCGCCTTATTACTGTTGACGACTTCACTCTTGACCTTCTGAAACAATTAAAGAAACATCAACGTGAATATTACTTTGGCAGAATACTAAAGAATGAGAAAAATCTAGTTTTTTTAAATGACGATATGGAGTTAATATCAAACTCTGCAGTAAACAAAACGTTGAAGAAACATCAAAAGAAAATTGGAATAGATCAACCTATAAACTTTCATGGCCTTCGACATACACATGCATCAATACTTATATATCAAGGTGTTAATCTAAAATACGTTTCCAGACGTTTGGGCCATAAAAAAATTGAAACGACATTAGGTATTTATCAGCATATTCTTGATGAAATGGAACAAAAAGAATCTCAAATCGTTAGCACGACAATGGGTGAGCTATTTGCATGAATCCCTAATCTCGTGCAAAATCGGTGCAAAATAATTTTATTTTCTCTAGTTTTCTTCCACTTTCTTATATATTAAAAAACACAAGAACCCTTGATATATAAGCATTCCTTATATAATCAGGGGTTCTTCTGGTTTCTTTATAAGGAGAGTACAGGATTTGAACCTGCGCGCCGGGATGAACCGGGTCGGCGGATTTCGAGTCCGCTGCATTACCACTCTGCCAACTCTCCATAACAGTTATTTTCGCTAGTTTTACAAAAAATG